AGAGAAGCAATACCTAGCGGAACAACACCAGACATAACTTTACCGGAAGGTCCAGACATAAACGTACCTGATGTAGATTTACCTAGCCTACCTAATATAAGTTTTCCGTCAATTTCAGTAGGTATGTTAGGAGGATCTACGGCACCAAGGCAGTTTCAATCTGTAGATCCCGGAGGCATTACTTACGACCCTATACGCCAAGAAATGGTCATGTTAGGACAACAACAAAAACCTTTAAGTGCTGTTGAACAGCTTGAGGAATTTTTCAAAAGACAACCACAAACACAATCAATAGGGTCAGGGATGTTTTCAGTATGACATACTTAAACATAATGAATAACGTATTGCGCCGTTTGCGTGAAGAAGAAGTCAACAGTATTAATGAAAGCACTTATGCAAAAATGGCTGGTGATTTTATTAATGATGCAAAGTCTATTGTAGAAGATGCTACTGATTGGTCTGCACTGCGTGACACTGTAATTGTTAACACCGTTGCAGATGACAATCAATATTCCCTTACAGGATGCGGTGATAATGTAAAAATTATGTCTGCTCTTAACACAACAGAAAAAACATTCTTAACTTATCAAACAAAAGATTGGTTTAATGAACAGTTGTATATTGCCAGCACATCAGCAGGTTCACCTGTTTACTATACCTTTGACGGTTTAGACGCTAACGGAGACACTCAGTTTCTTATTAGCCCACAGCCTGATGGTGTTTACACGTTAAGACTTAATGTTATTAAGCGACAAGCAGATTTGTCTAACGACGCAACTAACTTACTTGTACCAGAAAAACCCGTAATACATTTAGCAGTAGCTTTGTTAGCTCGTGAACGTGGTGAAACAGGCGGTACTTCTACTGCTGAGTACTTTACTATAGCTAACCAGTACTTGTCAGACGCTATTGCTATTGACGCGGCAAAGCATCCTGAAGAGATGGTATTTAGGACTATCTAATATGGCACAAGAACTACGCAGTATTAATCTTGTAGCACCGGCATTCAAAGGTATTAACACCGAAGATTCGCCGTTGGCTCAAGATCCGTCGTTTGCTGAGACCGCAGATAATGCAGTCATTGACAAGCGTGGTCGTATTGCCGCACGTAAAGGGCATGAGGTTACTACAACAAACAAGACCGCTTTGGGTACTGCGGCTCTTAGAGCAATCAAAACATTTAGGGATGATGCAGGAAACACTAAAGTATTTTCAGCAGGAAACAATAAAATCTTCAGCGGTACTACAACACTGGTTGATGAGACTCCTGTTGGTTATACAATTACTGCTGATAACTGGAAGATGGTTAACTTTAATGACCGTATCTATATGTTCCAGCGCGGTTATGAGCCTTTAGTGTATGACAACACTTCAGCCGATGTAGAAGCTATGAGCGACCATACCCACTCTACCGGCGTTGCTTCTACTATGTACGGCAACGAAGTGTTAGCGGCTTACGGTCGTTTATGGACTGCTGACTTTACTAATAATAAATCCACTATTTACTGGTCTGATTTGTTAAACGGTATTCACTGGTCAGGCGGCTCTAGCGGTTCTATTGACATCTCTAAAGTATGGCCTGATGGCTATGATGAGATTGTTGCTTTGTCGGCACACAACAACTTGTTAATTATCTTTGGACAACACAGCATTGTTGTTTATGAAGGTGCTACCTCCCCTGCTTCTATGACTCTTTCGGACACTGTTGCAGGTGTTGGTTGCGTTGATCGTGACACAGTGCAATATACAGGAACAGACGTTATCTTCTTGTCGCAAACAGGGCTAAGAAGTTTTGGTCGGACAATACAAGAAAAGTCCATGCCTATCAGTTCATTGTCTAAAACGATAACTAAAGACATTATTAGTTTGTTGCAAAACGAGGTAGATTTTTACAGGTCAGTATACAGCCCAGAAGAAAACTTTTATCTATTGTCGTTTGTAGGGCAAGAAACTACATATTGTTTTGACGTGAGAGGCACACTAGAAGACGGATCATATCGTGTTACTCGTTGGCCCGGTTCTTTGTTTACTGCGTATGAAACACGTAGAGACGGTAAGTTATTTATAGGAACAACGGACGGAATTAGCGAGTACAAGGGTTACTCTGATAACGGCGTTAAGTATCGTTTTAAATACTTTAGTCCTAGTTTGACATTTGGAGATCCTTCTCGTTTAAAGATTCTTAAGAAGATTAAACCAACACTGGTAGGCGCTAACAGTGCTACGGTATTTATGAAGTTTGCCTATGACTTTGGTACTAGCTTTAGCACAACGGAATTTACAGTAGGTAATCAACAACCTGCTTTTTATAACGTCAATGAGTTTGGCGCTAACTCAGTACCGCTATCAGAGTTTACTGGTGGTGAACTAACTAACCAACGCAGTCTTAATGCAGTAGGGAACGGAACAAGTGTTGTTGTCGGTCTTGAATCTGACATTAACGGCTTTGCGTTATCACTTCAAGAAATAAACCTACTAGCACTAATAGGTAAGACGATTTAATCGGAGATAATAATGGCTACCATCGGCACAGATGAAATTATGGGAATGCTTGGTAATGCAACTATAGGTACTCCCGGCATAGACTATTCACAATATTCATCAGAAAGCATTGATGATCTTATCAATGATGTTTCTGGTGGCGGTGTGTTCCAAAATATCCTTGGAGGGCTTGGCAACATAGGTAGCTTTCTAGGCAACACCGGAGTCCAACAAGCTTTAGGCACAGGTGCTGGCGCTTTGTTAGCAGAACGCGCTTATGATCGCTTGGGGGATATTGGTGAACGTGCTAGACGAGAGGCTTCTGGTATTGCAAGTCAGGGTTTAAGTCAGACAGAGTTCAGACCCTTTACTGTTACTTCGGCTACTGGTGGTATGTTTGGTGTTGATCCACGAGGCGGAACTACTATGTCTGTGTCTCCGCAGGAACAAGCATTACAGAATCAACTTCTAGGCGGTGCTGGTGACTTCTTTGGACAAGCTCAAATGCCCACAACAGAACGTGAACAGGCTATCTTTGAGCGCATGAGAGCAGCACAGCGTCCTGAAGAGGAGCGTCAACGCCTAGCACTAGAAGAACGTCTAGCAGGGCAAGGGCGTCTTGGGGTAAGCTCAGCAGCCTACGGTGGTGCTACTCCTGAGCAACTTGCTATGGCTACTGCTCAAGAAGAAGCACGTAATAGGGCTATACTAGGATCTATGCAACAAGCTCAAGCAGAACAGATGCAACAAGCAGGGTTAGGTCAACAGTTCCTTGGTGCTGGTTATGTACCTCAAGCACAACTTATAGCCGCTACTCAACCGGCAATGACTACAGCGCAACTACAGCAAAGAGGGCAGTTAGAAGGCGCAGGTTTATTCGGGGAAGCGGAAATGAGCGGTCTTGAAGCTTTACTGTCGTCTGGTATCGGTCAGGCTAACCTTATGGGTCAGATTGGTTCAGGATTGTTATCACAATCGTTACAGCCAGTGCTTCAACCGGCAGGTACAGGAGAAGGTTTAATAGAAGAGTTAATTAGAAGAGCAATAGGAGGCTAAAATGGCTAAGTTTTCACAAGCATTTTTACAGAGTATGTTACAGCCTTCATACCAGCAAGGACTGTTTACTGCTGCTCAACAGTTAGGCGCTGCTCCCGCTCAACGAAGAAAGTTTGAACAAGCTCAGGCACTGAAGCAACAGTTAGCTGGTATTGATACTAATACCCCTGAAGGTCTTGCTGGTTTAGCTAAGGTTTACCGTCAACAAGGCGACATACCAAACGCTATAAAGTACGAGGAAGCGGCTAGGAAATTAACACAACAACAAAAAGAGTTAACTAATATAGAAGGTTTAAGAACAAACATTATTAATAGAGCTAATGCCGTGCAGGGGCTAGGGAATTTAGCCGAGACCGCTGAAACAGCAAACCCACAGCAACTTGAGTCCATGCGACAAACTGTTTTAGAGGCCGAACAAGCTAAACAACTTAAAGCAGAGCAAACAGCTCAAGCAGCAACAGCTGCCGAAGGTATGGGTTTTGATGCTAACTTTATTGAAGTATTTTCTGAAGATCCTGAAGGTTTAATTAATGTTGTTAGGTCCGTTGCAGAAGCTAAGTCTATTACTAGTCTTGAAAAACAAAATGAAAAGGCAGCTAACGCGGTATTAGTAAACAGGGCCAGAAGTTATAACGCACCTGATGAACTAATTCAAGATATTAAAGACGGTTTATATACCGATAAACCTCTAGAAGCTCTTTCTGCTATGCGTGGAGAGGACTCTAAAAACGAAAGCTACCAAGATGCCGAAACAGGTGAAGTGCTTTTGTTGGCTACAAAAGGTGCTAAAGTTTTTAAGAACAATAAATGGTCTTTACCTAGTGAAATAGGGTTAATAGAGGCACCTAGCGTTACTGCAGAGGGTTCAGTACCTAAGTTTAAATCGGAGCAAAGAAACATACCGTTTTTAGCCTTTGCTGCCGGTGCTACTGATCGTTTAGTTAACGAGTTAGATACGTTTCCTAAATTACAGACTACTATTTTAACTGCTGGGGTTAACCCGTTTACAACAGATACTACCGAAGCTTTAGACGGTTATCGTAGTTATGTTAGTGAGTCCTTACTACGTTTTTTCTCTGGTGCTGCTGTTCCTGAAAAAGAGCAACAAAGGTACCAAAAAATGTTTACTATAACAGGTACTGACATTCTTTCTGCAAAGGCGACAGTACAAAAAATAATTGCGGCATCTGCTTTAACAAGCATTAACGCTAAATTATCTTCTGGAGAAATAACTCCGGCAGAAGCTAGAGAACAAGGTCTTGAAGCAGGTGTTATGGCGTTGTCTGAAGAAGATTACGAAATATTAAGAAAAGGTAAGACTGGAAGCTTAAGAAAAGTAATTAAGAAGTACACCGACAACCTTTTAGATAGTGGTTCTAGTACTGAAACAAACCCAGTAGATTCAATCTTAAATAAGTGGAACCTCCTCTAACAGGATAAAACATGGCTACTAAAAAAGAACTAGAGCAGGGAATACAGCGCCTTGACTCTATGATTGAAGCTGAAACAGACCCTGTAAAGAAACAGCAACTGCTAGACGACTTGTCTGTACTTGCTGCAGAGTACAGAGGATTCTCAGGAAAACCTATAGAAAAAAAACCCGAAATAGAAGACTTACGTGCTAAAAAGACAGACCTTGTAGGATTGGCTAACGCCTTAGCTTCTGGTGTCAACAAGGGTTTATTTTCTCTTTTTGATCTTCCTTTTGATGTAGTCAATGCAGGGCTACAGGCGTTTGGTCTACCTTCTGGTGAATCACCTAGTGAAGCTGCTAATAGACTTTCAGAAAAAATTGTAGGGCTGCCAATAACAGAATCTCCTTATGTAGACACTCCCACGGAACGCATGTTTCAGACAACGGCTGAGTACGCTGGAGGAGGCTTTGGGTACGGTGCTGCAGCTAAGGAAGTAGGGCAGAGATACTTAGCTGGTAAGGTGCCTACAGGCGCTCCTGACACCGCCAGAGAGTCCTTAGCAAGAACAGTGTCTGCTCCCGGTATTGTGGGATTAGAAACCGCAGTAGCTACAGGCGCTGGTGCGTTGGCTGCTCCTGTAAGGGAGTCCGGTGCTGGCCCTGTTGTTGAAATGGGAGCGTCTTTTGCTGGAGGCCTTGTCCCTTCAGTTGTTTCAACAGCAGGTAGATTTATTGGACAACAGTTTGGACAGTTCGGTAGAACAGGAACTGAACTTAGGGTTGGTAAGGTGTTTTCTGAAGAAACACAAAACATGGAACAGGCTGTAGAAAACCTTAGTACTAATCAACTTCTTGTTGAGTCCACATTACCTCCGGGGACTCAGGTAGACGCTGCTAGGTTGTCGGAAGATCCCGGTGTCATGCGGGTGTTCCGAAGTGCTGCCGAAAACGACTCAAACATACACAACATAATAGGACGTAATCAGGACCAAGTATCTGAGGCTGTCTTAGATGGTTTAGAAGAGGCTGCCGCAGGAGACACAGCAACATTTTTATCCACACTAAATGCAAGGACTAACGACTGGATAGGACGGTTAGAAAGTGAAATTGACTTAGCTAGAAACCAAGCAGATAAAATAGAGCAAAGGGTAGTCCCTAGAAGGGACGGTTCTCCTGTCACTCAAGACCAACTTAGTATTGACTTTACTGCAGCATTAGATAAAAGCTATAAAAGAGCAAAAGACTACGAAGCTAGAATGTGGTCTATAGTAGACAAAAAAGTCCCTATGGACGCTAAACGATTCAGGCTTACGGGTTTGCGTTTAAGAAACCAAATGTTGCGTGAAGGATACAGTGATAAAAGTTTTGCTGGTATGTTTGGTGACGATGAAATAATGCGTTTTGGTAAAAAAATTAAGCAAGAGGACGGTACTTTTAAAAAAGCTCCAGACGCCAGAGAAACATTTGAAGCTTTACAACGCTATCGTTCTCGTCTCTTGTCGGCTAAAAGAGAAGCTGTAAAGAGCGGAGACAAAGAGACTATATCTGCTCTAAGCAGGTTAGACAACTTAATCAATGACTTTATTGACTCAGGGCCTGATGCAGAGTCTTATAGGGCAGCTACTGAAGTTACTCGTACAATTAACCAGAACTATAACAGAGGTAAGTTAGGTAAGTACTTAAACTTGGATGCCCAAGGAGACCGTAGGATTGATCCTGAAGTTGCTCTAAATACAATAGTAGTACCCGGAGCAAACATAGGCCAAGTCCGAAGAGCACTTGAAGTAGAGCAACAAACACTTGACGGTATTCCTCCTGCTAAAGGTTTAAGAGGCCCTATTGAAGAGGCATTAATACTTAAATTTCCTATAGCGGACACGCCAAAGGCTAGAGAAAAGTTCTTTGAAAAATACGGGCCTACATTACGTAAATTCCCTCACTTATCCAGAGATCTCGATGGTATAAATAAAGAAATTAATGTACTTGCTGAACGTAGGGCTGGTTTAGAAGGTCGTTTAGCAACAAAGACAGACGAAGAAGTTGTAGGTGTTTCTGCGCTTCTTGGTGCTGATCCCGATGACGTAATGAAGACGCTTAGGACGTTAACAAGACAAGACCTAAAAAATGTTAATGCTGTCGCTGTTGAAGAAGGCGTACAACAAGGGTTACAAACTATTTACATAAGAGAAATAGTAGATAAGCTAGTGCCTACAGTAGCTTCTAGAGACATTCCCGGAACAACCGCTTCCCTGTCTAAGGTTTTAAAAAATAATAAATATTTAGCTACTGCATTTACTGACGTTCTTACACCAGAGCAACGAAAAACACTGGCTAACCTAGACAAAGTAAGCACCCTTGCTGCTAGGGACTTAACCAGAGGGGGTAAGTCTGTAAGTGCTGCAAAATTAGCAGAGTCTTCAGGCCCTGTGCAAATCATGGCTAGATTCCTTGGTGTACTAACGGCAAGTAAAGTAGGCCCTTCAGGACCGGCGTCATTGCAGTTTGCAAGTACACTTGCTAGAGTCTCTACTAGGTTTTTTGACAGCCTACCTGCAGCCCAAAGTAGAGCAGTATTAACTAAAGCTGCTACAGACCCTGAGTACTTAAAATCAATACTTAGTTTACAGTCCAAGGGCGCTGTTGACAAGGCAACAGAGGCACGTCAGGTAAAGGAACTTGAGACTTTCTTCCGTAGGTCCGGCATACGTGGCGGTGAAGAGATACAGAGGATTTATAGGGAAGAGCAGAGAAAGCAAAAGGAAGAAAATAATGAGGGGTAAGGAAGAATCACAGAAACTCATGGACTATGAGTTAATGATGGACGTGTTTAACCGTGTACCTGCTGAAGTGCGTCCGGGCGGTAAGTACGGACTTATAGCTGGATTTGGTTATTCTGGTGACTATCCTACTAAAGGTGACGTGACTACACCAAGGCAGTTTGGACAACAGACGCCCAAAATGATTAAAAGAGGACAGGCTCCTGCATACTTAAGCGGTAACAAAAGGGTTGCGGGTTTTTATGCACCCCCGGAGTACGACGTTTCTACTAATAAAGCAATGCAATCTAAAAGGCTTTTTCCTATGGGGACTCCTATAGCTGACGAAGTGTACTATCAAGACCTAACGGACCCGTCGGTTTTAGGTATAAAGAACACCCCAGATAAAACCATCATGCACGAGTTTTATCATAGAGGCACAAACAAACTACCTTTAGAAGACCTTGTTAAATTTGCAGAAAAGAAAGGAGATGATGACTCTTCTTCTATCTTTAGACAAATGCAAAAGACAGCAGGGCAACATTTTTTACTAGATGCTATTGATGCTTATGTGAATGCGGAAGGTGACGAAAGTAAAATACCTTCTCATTTACGTAGTAAATTAAACAGAATAGAAAAAGCTAACGGTGTTATCAGAGAGTTTATGACTCCTGAGAAACAAAAAGAGTTAGGACTGCGTATGCCTCTTCAAGAGACTAAGCCTAAAAAAGAAGGGATGTTTGATAGGTTCCTGAAATAAAAAAGGGACCGAAGTCCCCCCTGTAGTTTACAACTCACAGTTATTCCCCGTACAGGCTAACTGTTGAGACCCTTCCGTCATGTCAGAGTTCTCAGAGATGTTCCAATCAATCGTCTCTGGGAATTCCTCTTTCAGCTTCTCATAGGTCTCTAAGTCTATGGGTTCGTAAGGAGCCTGTTGGTACGTATGTTCGGAATAAGGGAGGAACGATACTCCACTAATCTTGTCGAACTTGTTGTACAACCACTGGCCTACCTCAAGAAATTCATCGTCGCGGTAGTAGCATGTCATGGACGGCTTATGCTCACACCAAAAGTCCTGATAAATCTCCCATAGCTCAAGTTGTTCCATTGCACCCATTTCAGAGGCCACCACAGCCCCGTCAGGGGATTTTATAGGGAAGCTGAATACCTTGGTAGTGGGTGACATTACGTCGTCCTCTACAGGGATTCCTGCTGCCTCTAAGACTTCACAGAGGGGGTCTCTGGCGTCTGCTCTAACTCGTCTAATGTACTGATCTGAGTATCTAGGGTGGATGCCAGACGCAGAATCCACCAACTGACTAACAGTACCGGAGGGCTTAACAGCAGTAATGGCAGTACTGG